GTATTAAAATTAACATACTTACGACGATCAAAAAAATCTCCGAGATGAATTATATTTTCAATATTGTGTTTTACGCAATATGGAAAAAATTGCTTCTCAAAGAACTGAATAAAATGTTCTAATAGAACAGGAGAATCATTCTTTGCGCCGAAATGAGTATCGTTAATTATTGCAATTTTCATTTACGCTTTTTCTTTTTCTTCTTTTTAATCTTCACATCTTCAAACTTAGTTACATCGTTTTCTGAAAGACTGAAAATTTCTCTGAAGCTAGCTGAACTATCTTTTGCAAAATAATTTTCTTTAAACCATCGATGAAATTTTTCATCGGCATTATCTTCCATTATCTTATATTTGATATAAGACTGCTTCTTTTCTTTTTCTATGCGTCTTAGAAATGCAAAGTATATGATCTGCGTAAAATAAGAAAAGGGATTTTTTGATTTTTCTGGATCAAAATTGTGAGCATACATCAAGCAATTTTCTACCCCATCACCAACCATCTCTTCTCTGTATGGATAGTTCATGAAATTCGGTCTATACGAAAGATGCTCTGCTATTTTTAGAAAAGATTCTGCTATGTAATTTGATATTGGTGGTTTTTTGCGCCCAGAATCTTCAGCTGCGTTATATTTCTTTTTCCATTTTATCATCTCAGCCAAAAATTCTTTATTATCCACATAGTGGGAGGTTTCTTCCTCTTCTTCTACTATGGGTACTAAATCTGGCTCTATTATGTCATCTGATTCTTCTATTTTTTTCTTTTTTCTCATTGCCCAATAATATCATAAATCCAGAAAAAATCAATTGACAAAATTTGGTTTTATCGATACACTTCGCTGTGTAGGCGATCAACAAGGGAATTTGTAACTAATTAGTTACTCTTTAGTATCATCAGATATATCATCGATATACTTACGAGGATCGTCAGGGAAGTCTTCTAAATTAATTCCCTTTCTCTTCATCTTTTCTTTTTCTTTATCTGTGAGGAATTCCATTTCTGGAATTAAAAAATCTTCTTCCTCATCTTCATCTCGTAAAGAACCAAACCCATCAAAATCTAAAAGCCCATTTTCTATCATATCTTGAAATACATCTGGAGGAATGGAAAAGAACATTCCTACATTTGTATTTGAATTCATAAAAGGAAATGGCATTGATGGTGGCTTTGCTAAAGGATTTTTTGGTTCTGCTGTTTGAATATCACCTTCAATTATATCATCAAATAATGAATTCAGCATATCCTGCAATCCTTCTGGATTTTCCATTATCTCTTTTGTTTTTTCTTCTGCTTTCTTAATAGATTCTTTGTAGTTTTCTTCAGTCTTTAAAGACTTTTGATATAAAATAACTGTACTTTCAGATGGCATTAACACAGAAGCGATATGATCTCTTGGAAGATCAATATGTGTTTGATCTGTAAACTCAAGCCAATTTCTTAAAAGTGTTATCTCTCTAGTTACTCCAAATGAGTCTGGAGATATATGCGTCTTAATAACCATTGGTCTTAAGATGCTAATAGTAGAATCATTCTCCCCAGATAATAATCCGAGAACTTCTTCACCACTTCTCAGCTTAAACAATCTGCAAGTAGTTTCCATATGACTATTTATCTCCTCAAAGATCTATGGGGACCAAATTAAAAGAAAAAGATTCGCTTTCGTAAATTTTTATTCGTTCAAGAAAATGATTGAATGCATGATTTTTATATTTCTTATGCCTCAAATCATCAACCAAATCAAAGACCATTACACGATCTTTTGTTTCTGACATTCTTAAACCACGACCGATAGACTGAAGAACACGCACAACTGATTTTGACGGATGAAGAAATATAATGTTGTGAATATTCTTGATATTTATGCCAGTGCTGCAAGTTCCATAAGAAGCAACAAGAATAGAATTTTCTGACTTATCCACAATTTTACGAATCTCTTCTCTGTCTTCGGCATCAGTCATTCCAGAAATAAAGTAACATTTCTTATCTGTGCAAGTTTTTTGTATCGATTCGAAGAATGGAAGACCGTGCTTCTGAACTTGCGAGAATAGAACTAAAGTATTTCCTTTGAGAGAAGCGCAAAGTTTTTCTGCAACTTTATTTCTTCTCTCATGTGATATAATGTAATCTATTTCTTCTTGATATGTTTTTCTTTTCATCGTATCGCATTCTTCTTTTGCGTACTTCAATTGAATGCAATTGATATCAAGATTAGAAAGCACTTTATTATCGATTAGATCTTTTGTGCTTGTAACACGAATCGGTGGACCAAATAGACCTTCAAGAACTAGTTTATGTACCTGGATGTTATCAAGCGTTCCTGTAGTGCCAATACGAACATGACAGTTTCTGAGCTTATTCATTAGGCGAACAAGTGACTTAGCCTTGAATAGATGACATTCATCGCCAATAACAGCATCATATTCGGCAAAGAATTTTTCTGGAAGATCATAAACACTTTGCCATGTGGATATTGCTATGGGCTTTGTCGTTTCCTTGTCTTTACCAGCATAGATGATATGAATATTCTTATCTGCATTCCAGTCTTTGCCAGAGTATTCAATAAAGTCTGAACGCATCTGGTGAACTAGACTTGTGGTAGGAACAAGGACAAGAATCTTCTTATTCTTGCTTAGAAGATATCTTAGTATCGTGTAGATGATAAGAGACTTGCCGCTACCAGTTGGAGATATCAGTAGGCTACGCTTATGATCAAGAGCCATCTCCACCGCCCTCTGCTGATAGTCTCTGAGCTTGATTTGGCCAGAATCTGAGTATAGAGGTAGAGCATCAATAAAAGACTTATAATCTTCAAAAAATTCTTCCTTAAAGTTTTCAAACTTGCAATCATAATGTCTGTCAAGACAAAACTGAACAATTTTGTTTCTCAGGCCAGTATAGATCTTGCGAGTGAAGTAATTAAATAGGCGAATTTGACCATCCCATATTCTACGCTTGAATGCTGGGGAATATTGCGAATTAGGAACTTTGAATGTGAAGTAATCTGATAGCTCTTTTGCTACTGAATTTTCGCAATGAACTTTGATGAATGTACCATCTATTTTTTCTATTTTTACTTCTTCATTGGCCATGACTAAACTTGATCCACTCAATCGCTGAACGAATATTCCATTGTCTATTTGCGACTATTTTTACTACTCCGTCCAAGTAACTAACTAATTCTTTTTTTTCTGTGATCTGACGCTCAAGTTTGATAACATCATCATCTGCGTCAATAAACTTATCAACATCTGTTTTCAGAATATTTAGGTCAAATGGCTCCCACTTAAATTGGTCTAGCTCCTCTTTAGAGAGCTTTCCTGTATAATAGAGCCATTTGTACTTCTTCATCACACGAAGGGTTCTCTCGTCCTCCGCAAGGGCTTCCTTGTGCTTCTTAAGGAAGAGTAGATACTTGTTATGGATCTGTGGAGTGTTTACAGATTCAATGGCAAGTTCTGTGGAATCTATCTTGAGATCTTCTTGTACTTGTTGTTTTAATTCATCAAAATTCATAATTTAAGTATACACAATAGTAAATAAAGTCAACTTGGATTGCCAGGATCTGGATCAAATCTATAATAAGTATAAGAAAATCTAGCAGTTGCATATTGCGGAGAATATGATTGTGCAACTGATGAAAATTTAAGACCCGTTAAAGCTACAGGGAATACATTTTGAAATATAACTTTTCTATTATCTTTATATGTACTTTTAGTCAAATATAAAATTGCTGTTGTCATCCATTGATTAAATGGTAATGTATTAAAAGTACAATCGTCATCAATATTTCCAAGTGCTCTCATCCATCTATAAATTTCAAGCCAATTTGTTAAATTTTCATCAACTATAAAACTTATAAGAAAATCATCAAAAGTATATTTGCTACTTGGTCTTTTTATTGGAACACCTAAAGTTGTGGGTTGTTCATTTGCGGCCATAGACAAACTAGGTAAATTTGCTTCAGTGCAATTAAATACCACACCTGGCAGTCTTTCTATTTCAAAATGAAAATAATTTACTGCTAATGGATTTATTTGATTATTTGCCATATAGTATTTAGAAAAGAAAACGGGAGCCATTTCTGGCTCCCGCTTCCGAAGTGTTTGATATTAACTATCAGTTAGTGTTACCGTGTAGATTTAGTACGCGGAAAATACGATAGTATTGGTTAAGATTTGCACTTAAAGCTTCTCCATCTGAAGTACCAGAACCATTGAGTACGAATGGATTAGCAACCATGCCGTAGCGGGTCTTGAATCCAATCTTGGGCTGGAATGTGTCGGGATCGACTGCACGGACCATCTGGAGAGGGACATAGGGGCAGTAGAACAAGCCAGCATCGTATGGGCTTGAACCACGATATCCTACGCAAACAAAGTCTACACCAGACTGAACATAGGGATCGATATAAACGCGCATCTTTCCGTTGAGTACGCCAGCAAAGGTATTGCCAGTATCATCGACTTCAAGTTGAGTGTTTAGAGCTGGGCTAATGTTAAGGAATCCACCCATTGCGAGGGCTGAAGCAACATCTGATGAGCAGATGATGAAGTTACCCTTACCGCGACGAGTTTCCTTGGCGATTGCATTAGCTTCGCGTTCGATCTGGAACATGAGGCCACGGAAGCGTTCAGCTGACCAACGACCATCAGAGTCAGATAGAAGGTCATATGCCCCTCCACCCTGTCCATTGCCCAATAGATCAGTCTGCTGTGCTCCTAGTTTAGAGACATGGTAGATACCACGAACAACTTCTCGATTAATTTCAGCAAGAATTTCAGTGCTGAGAATGTTAGCAAGTTCGGTTTCAGCATCAAGTCCGTGAACAGCCTTGAGGTCTTGAGCAAGTTCAGTCGTGTAATCGGCCTTTAGAGCGCGTGTCTTAGCCTGAACAGCAACCTTGTCAATAGTGAAGGCCATTTCACCGAACTGCTTTGCACCAGCACCTCCGAGCGATTCAGCTTCACCTACTAACATGCCCTTGAAGTTATCTCCAAAGAAGCTAGATGAGTTTCTAGTACCGCTGCTAACACCTGCAAAGAGAGTTAGACCGTAATCAGCAGAACCTCCAAAGTAGCCCTGATATCCGCTTAAAGTGCCACCTGAACCACCGAATGGAACAAATGGTTCCTGATACATGGCTTCCTTACGGGGGGCGGTATCGTACTTGGGACGCATTGCGAAGATGAGTCCGGTTGGAGCGGTCATGGGCTGAACGCCGCAGATGTCATAAGCAATGAGGTTTGGCATTGCACGACGAACAAGGCTGATTAGGATTGGATCATAACCAGCGATGTTAGTTGATGCCCCACCAAAAACATTGCTGATTGGTCCACCTAGGGTGTTGTCTTCAACAAGTCTTTGCTGACGCATTGCAGACTCTTGATTCTCAAGAAGAACTGCGGTTACTTTAGATTTGTAGCTATCTTCAATTGCAGGGAGTGCGCGGTGGCTTAAAACTGGCTCCCACTTCTCAGTTAAAATATCGTATGGTGTTGTATCTTCGAACATGTTATCTCCTGTGTATTTTTATTTATAATTTATCTGTTCTTAAGGTGTCTACTAATCGCATTTGCATAAGCATTAACAGTACTTTCAGTTAATGTTTCGGGTACTGATGATGTTTCAAGTATATCAATAGCGCGATTTACTGATTGTATTCTTGGTAATGGTTGTGGGACATATTGAACTGGACGAGCAAAGAAGCTTTCCTTGATAACTCTTAGTTTTCTACGGAATTCATTTGCATTATCAAATTCAACTCCTTCTGCTAGATTAGCCAATTTATCTATCTGGGTTGAAGCTAAACCAGCAGTTTCTTCCGCAAAGACTGCTATAGCAGCAGTATCTAAAAGTTTCTTGCGAAGAGAAACATTTTCATGAATGCTCTTGTTTAGATGTCTTTTCTGGTTATCAATTTCAGAATAAAGTTCATCTAGAACATCATATTTTTCATCAGGAACATCAATGAAGTTAGTTTCAAAGAGTTTCTTTAGGCCAAAAATAAAATTCTCTGCCAATTCAACTTTAACTCCTCTTTCGACTTGTAGGCGATTTTCTTTTACCCATTCTTCAACAACATAGGTTAAATAATCATCTACCTTCTCAGTCAATTCAGACACAGTTGAGGATAGTGCATTTGAGTATGTGTTCTGATATGCTTCCTGAAGTTTGTAAGATCTTTCGTTTAGTTTTTGATTTACAGCAGCAACAAAAATGGTTTTTGCTCTTTCAACAAAATCTTCTGAAAGATTTGAATTAGCAAATAAAGCAGCAAGATGTTCCTTTAAAGATTCTTCTGATTCTGCCTGTAACTCATCATCTGTTGGTTCTTCTTGGTCAATTCCATCTTCAGTACCCATAGGAGATCCTGGCATTTGCATTGGTCCTCCCATTCGTGGTGTCCTGATTGAGGCGGCATTTTGTGCGTAATATTCGCCTACTGGCTTGTTTAAAACTACTCCCCTGCCAGTGGTATCAAACGCACCACCTCCAAGGATATCCGGTTCAGTCGATTGTGTATTTTGTGGTAACATTATATTCTCCGTTTTATTTATAAAATTTATTTTCTATTTCTTTGGAGTTCCAGTTCTTCCCTTGCGCTTCCGCCAACCCCCTGTTGAAGGGATCTTGTTAATTCTGGAATACCTAAACTATTTGAAAGCCCTTGCGATGCTCCTTGTTCTAAAGGCTGAACAGTTGTTGATGGCAACGAGCTTCTTGCACTTAAAAATTTTGTTGCAGCCCATGCTGCTGTACCCGCGCCTAATGCACCAATAGCAGCAGCTGTTCCCATACCCCCTCCCGTTCCTGCACCACTTCCAGCGGCTTTTTGTGCGGTTTGCGATAAAGCTTGTTGAGATGCTTTAGCACCACCACTCGGATGGGTTGAAAGCAATAACTTTTCTGCTTGAACCCAATCTCTTCCGGTTACAATAGGAGGAGTTCCAGGAACAGAACTCGGAAGTTGTACTCCTCTAGCTGCTTTAAATGCTCCTTGAACCTGTAATCTTTGTCCAGGTGTCATATTAGCAAGCCAAGCAGGAGAATTTGGATTATTTCCATATTGATTAATAATTCTTTGAAATTCTGGTATTACTCTTTGCCTCGCTGCATCTTGTGCTGATCGCTCTGCTGCTGCTGCTGCTTGTCTTTGTCCTCTAGCAGTGCTTGTCATTAATGAATAATTTCTACCTGTAAAAAATTCTTTAGTTTTAGCAGCAGCTTCTTCTGCCCCCACTCCAAACCGTTGAATTGTTCTACCTAAAGCATCTTTATTGGCTTGTCTACCTGATGAAGTAGTAGTTCTTGCCACTGTTCTAATTCCTTTTCCAATACCGCGAAGAATAGCCCCTAATGCCTGTGACGCAGATTCGTCCAATTGTTGTTTATTGTTTACAACATTTGAACAAGATTCATTTAAAGATTTTAATTCTTTTGGATTTAGGCGTTTCATTTTATTTTTCTTAAAAAATCTGCAAATACTTTTATAGATTCTTCTTGAAGTTTTCTTTTGGAAGATCTTGAAATTCTTCGATGATATCCAGCAATATCTTGTTCTTTTAGGATACCATTATCCCAAACCCATTCCTTACCTTCCATGATTCCATCAACGAAAGCATTTGGTGCAGATGGATCTGCGACAATATCGATGGCAGCAAGCATGAAATCTTCTTTTACATAGTTCACTGCGCCTTTTTTCTCCAAAGAACCCAT